GACAGGTCGGAATTTGAAAAATCGACTAAGGGAATGTCTGGTGACATTAAAAGTAAAATGGAACGTGGTGAAACTCCTCTTTCCAAAAGTCCTGCTTTTCCTGACATCAAATCTCCTGAGGTTCCTGTTTCATTTGAAGAAAAAATTGCATCTAAAAGATTCAATGATGTAGTTGAAAAAGTAAAAAGATATACAGGTCAAGAAGACGTAAGAAGTCAGAATGCTTTGATGGGTTTACAAATGGCCATGATGGGTGCTGTTAGAGACGTTATAGGGATTCAGACAAGGAATAAAGAATATTTAGAAAATTTGGCGGTAGATTTGGTAAGAAAAGAAATGGGTGTAAGACCTGACCAAGTCAATTATGATGCTAAGTTGGTAATGCCAGGGCAAATTGATATGGCAGGTTTTTCCAAACAAGGTGAAGAACCTGAACAAGAAGATTTGGAACAAAATTTTGGCCAACAAGAAGAAGATATTGAAGACTTCATGACTGCGTTCGAAAGATTCGATATTGAAAAGGCAAAGAGAAGATTTATTAACGCACTAATTCAAGGTTCATCCAAAAAAGGTCACTATATGTTTGAATTGGTTAGAGATGAACTCGACCGAATTGATGAAAATCTTCTAAATCTTTATGGTGTCTTAATGTCTGTAAACGATTTGATGTATTGGGTATTACCTGACCAAGCGTTTGACATGATGATGAATCAAGGTGGTATTGCAGGAAAAGAAGAGGTTGATATTGAAACTGACCCACCAACAGTAAAAGCTCGTGGAGTATTTTTCCCTGTATTAGTACACGAATTAATCAAAGGAACCATGGAAATTTTGGGAACTCAGGGTTTGCCTGATGACCCTAAACAAGCCGAAATGGTAATGGCATCAACCGATACTTTGGCAAATGAAATTTGGGATTTGAGACTTGGTCCAGTCCTGTGGGAAAAGTTTATTGAGGCTTATCCTGAACGTTTGTTTGACGAAGATAAACGATGGATACAAAACTATCTATTTGCTCGTTTCTCAGCACTTTCTTCTGAAGAATTTTTCAAGTTAGCAAAAGCAATCCTAAAGGGAGATGTAAATGCTACCAAAATTCTTGACAGAATGATTGATGAAATTGTACAACATTTGAATCAAGTTCATGACGATGAAGATTATTCAGATGATGATGAGGATACAACCGAACCTTCATCCGATGATGACGACGACAATTTGGATGACTTGGACGACTTTTTGGGTAGTTTAGGTATCAGTAGAAGCTGAACTTAACTATATGGGTCTTTCCCGTGAACAATTATTATTAGAATACACGAAGTGCATGCAGAATACTCCGTATGCGCTTCGAACTTATTTGCAGACATACGACAATACCCAATCGAGGTATGTTCCGTTAGAACTATTCCCTGACCAAGTTAGGTTAGTAGAAGATTACGATAGTTTTAATGAAAATATTGCCCTGAAATACCGACAAGCGGGTGTATCAACGGTTACCGCAGCATGGGCAAGTAAGAAACTTGTATTCGTTTCCAACGACAAAAATGCCGCAAAACACTACAAACTCACAAACGGATGTGAAGTTAAGGCAGTCGCTACATCTAAAGACGCACTGCGTGGATATACCCCCACGATTCTTATATTTGACGAGGCGGCGTTTATCGATGCTGACAGCGATTTCTGGGCGGCTTGTATGGCGTCACTATCCACAGGTGGTAAAGTGATTGTTATATCCACACCAAACGGATATGACCCCATCTACTACGAAATCTATGAACAAGCAAATCGTGGAATGAACGATTTTAAGATTACTGAGATGTATTGGTATCGAGACCCAAGATATACCAAAGATTTGTACTTGGTAAAAACTGATGATATTGTTCATTATTTTCTAAACAGAGAGGAATATAAAAATGAGAAAATTTTAGATTACTCTGACGTAAATCCATTTGAAAGAAATTTTGCCGAATTAGTAGACTTGTTCAAACAAGGGTGGAAACCATCCTCATCTTGGTTTGAAGCGATGGTGAAAAAGTTGAAGTATGACAAACGTAAAGTCGCTCAAGAATTGGAGTGTAATTTCCTCGGTTCAGGTGACAACGTTTTTGACTCAAATTTACTCAAGAATATCACCGATAATTTAGTTCAAGAACCCCCCACCAAAATGATGAGTGGTGGTCTGTGGATTTGGAAAGAACCAGAAGTTGGTCACAAATATATTATGGGTGTTGACGTTTCTCGTGGAGATTCAGAAGACTTTTCCACATTTCAAATTTATGATTTTGACGATAGAGAACAAGTTGCCGAATATATAGGTAAAGTTCCACCTGATGTTTTAGCTGAAATTGCCTATAAATGGGGGAATATGTATAAAGCCTTTATTGTTGTGGATATCACAGGTGGGATGGGGGTATCGACTTCGAGGAAATTACAAGAACTTGGTTATAAAGATTTGTATGTCGATGGAGTAGAGTTTGGTAATAAATGGAAGTATGACCCAAAAATGGATTTGAAGATTCCGGGTATTAACTTTAACTCAAAACGTGTTCAAATAATTGCATCTTTTGAAGAAGGGTTAAGACATGGATTAAAAATTAGGTCTTCACGATTATTGAACGAGATGAATACGTTTGTTTACATCAATGGTAGACCAGACCACATGAAGGGGCAACATGATGATTTGATTATGTCCTTGGCAATGGCTGTGTATGTTTCTGACTCATCGTTTTCCCAATTGACAAAGGTATCTGAGCAGGCCAAAACTATGTTGGAATCATGGACGGTTCAATCATATGAAAAACCACAAGAAACGTACTTCAATCCATCTATTTCGAATAATAACTTCAAAAGGAATGTTGCATATCAAAATGAACCTAGCAAAAGCGATTATGAAAAGTATTTATGGTTATTCGGCGGTGGCAAGCGTTGATAAAATATTGGCTTGATGTAATTTTTGTATGATGGCAGAAAATGAAAAAAATTTAACAGTTTGGCAGAGGTTATCCCAAACTTTCGGACCCAATTCTTTATTGGGTCAAGATATTCCTAATTTATTATGAACCAACAAGATTGGCTTCATATTACGACTACGAATCAATGGAATACACTCCCGAGATTTCTGCCGCTTTGGATACCTATGCTGAAGAATCTACCACTGTGGATGAGAATGGATACATGTTACAAATCTATTCTGACTCACCACGTATCAAATCTATTTTGGGTGATTTATTTAACAATGCTTTGGATATCAACACCAACCTTCCCATGTGGACAAGAAACACTTCGAAATATGGTGATAACTTTGTTTTCTTAAAATTGGACCCAGTCAAGGGTGTTGTTGGTTGTTTACAACTACCAAACATCGAAATTGAAAGAATTGAAGTAGGTATGAGAGGACGAGCAACTTCAGGGTTGGGTGGTGCTCCTACAACAACAGATGCTAGAAGTTTAACTTTTACGTGGAAAAACAAAAACTTAGAATTTAATAGTTGGGAGATTGCTCACTTTAGATTGTTGGGTGACGATAGAAAATTACCTTATGGTACTTCCATGTTGGAAAAAGCTAGAAGAATTTGGAAACAATTGGTTCTTTCGGAAGATGCTATGTTGGTTTATCGTGTATCAAGAGCACCCGAGAGAAGAGTTTTCAAAGTTTACGTGGGTAATATGGAAGACCAAGACGTTCAACCATACCTACAAAGGTTTGCACAACAATTCAAAAAAGACTCTGTCGTAGACCCTCAAACAGGAAACGTAGATATGAGATTCAACCAAATGGCGGTTGACCAAGATTTCTTTATTCCAGTTAGAGACCCAGCAGCTCCAAATCCGATTGAAACCTTGGATGGTGCGAAAAACTTATCAGAAATCGCCGACATTGAATACATTCAAAAGAAATTATTGACAGCACTGAGGATTCCAAAGGCGTTTTTGGGATTTGAAGAAGTTGTGGGAGATGGTAGAAACTTATCTCTACAAGACATCCGTTTTGCCCGTACAATCAATAGGATTCAAAAATCTATGATTGCCGAGTTAAATAAGATTGCAATTGTTCATTTGTTTTTATTGGGATTTGAAGACGAACTTGGTTCGTTCCAACTTAGTTTGACAAATCCATCGAAACAAGCTGATTTACTTACCATAGATGTTTGGAAAGAAAAAATGTTATTGTATAAAGATGCCGTGACAGCGGTAGATGGTATTGCACCTGTTTCACAGACATGGGCTAAAAAACATATAATTGATTTCTCAGATGAAGAAATCAAATTGGATTTACAACAACAGAGAATCGAAAAGGCGGTTGCAACTGAAATTCAAAATACTCCTAACGTGATTACCAAGACTGGTTTATTTGATAATATTGATAAACTTTATGGAGGTTCTACAACCAAGACAAGGTCATTTACGATTCAGAAAACTTGGGGACAATTATGGAAATTGATTTGGATAAAGGAAGACGTTCTTTGGGTGAAATAGAAGAGCGTCTGTCTAAACTAATTAACTAATATATTTATAGTAAAATATATCAAATGAACTTCGGAGAAATTTTATCTAAAATTGAGTCAAAAATGGTATCGTCATACGTGAATGGTACTTTGAAAGAAGATACACTAAACTTCAAAAAATTTGTTTTGGAGAATAAAACAATTAGTTCTTTGACTCACCTATATACTGAACTTGATAAGAGTCAAGGTTTGGATAAAGAAACTGCTGAATTATTTATTTCTGAGTCTGTTAGACAGATTGAAAAGTTCTTACCGAAGTTAGATTTGACAAAAGTTGTAAAATGGACACAAGATGTTGTTTGTGAAAACCAATACAAATCAATTGACAATTTGGTATATACCCTTCCAACAACAATTTTAGAATCGGTGGAAAGTAGAAAAAATATTATTTCAACTTTGACTCAAAAACTACAAGTAAAAGAATCAATTAATTTACCTATTGAAACAATTTTCAATATTGCGGGAAAACAATTGGAAAATTATATTCAAAATTTAGATGAATCTTCAAAAAAAGATTTGTCAAAAGTTTTAATGACTGAAGATACACAACTAACAGTAGAATTCGAAGACTTAAAAACTAAAACGGTAGATGCTTTGAGAAAGATTTCATCTGATGATGAACTCACTCAAAATAAATTAAACGAAACTATCGAACAAGTTTCACAAGACAACTATTCAAAGATTAATTACGTAAGATTATATAATTTATTCAATAATCTTAATTAATCTTTTTCACTATCCTTTTTATTCTGAACGTACTTGGCTTTCAAAATTTGGGAACGATGTGAAACGCTCTTTTTTTGGAATTGTTGTCTTTTACGTAACTTGTCCAATTGCTTGGTTTTAATAACTTTTCCCTTAAGAATTTTGAGGGCTTTTTCGATGTTTGACTTTTCGACTATTACGTGAAGCATAGATTTGTTTATTGGTATAAATAACTTGTAAAAAAGAAAAAATTTGACGGAGTAACTTTTATACCTATTATTTTACTACAAATAAATTAGTAGTACTCAAATAACACATGAAAAAAGGAAAAACCTCTCGTATTGCAGGGTTTCCCGAAGCTAAAATTACTTACGGAACAGTAGACTCAAAAAATCTAAAATCAGTTTATCTAAATTTACAAAGTTGGGTCAATCCCAAAGATGAATATGAAAATTGGGACAGAATTGTTTCATATTTTTCTAAGACAATAAAAAATTCTGTCTACGAAGTTTTGGATAAGCAAATCTTTAAGGAAAACTATATAGTAGATTTAGATTTGAGAAGTAGTGGTATTGTTACAGGAAAAAAGAGTTTTATGAATTTGGAAATTACTTTTTTTACAAACCAAGAATTCGATTTCAAAGATGTAATCCTCAAAGAATCCCTAAGAAGGGTTACTCGAAATATATACATTGAGAATTTCAAGAAAAACAAATATTTTGATTTTACAATCTCAAAAAAAGTAAAAGAAGCTTAAAGGTATATTTATTACTAAAATATCTTTATGAAAATTTTGGGACCTAACGATACTGGCAAAGGAATTCTAATTGAATATGATGCAGGTTTAGTATCACCTAACCATGAGTTTAACAAAAAAATGATTCAAGAATCTACCAAAAGTATGTTGGATTATTCTAAACCTTTTGAGTTTTATGCCGTATTACAAAAGTATAATACACCAAACAGAAACGGTCGTGTTTACCCCGAGAGAATCCTAAAAAGAGAAGCTGAAAATTATAAAAAGGCGATAGCAAAAGGGGTTGCACTTTCAGAACTTAATCACCCTGAATCTTCACTGATTGACTTGGATAGAG